GCGGCGATCAGTTTGACCGCAAGACCGCAACAACAGCGGCATCCCCTGAAGGAGCGTCATGAGCGACGATCCCCGCACTGATGCGCCAGCAGACCCTGAGCGCCGCCAGGTGACCGGACTCGAGGTCCGCGACGACGACTCAGGTGCCCCAGTCCTGTCCGGCTACGCGACCGTCTACGAGTTCCCCTACTCCGTCGGAGGATTCAACGAGGTCATCACCCGCGGTGCCGGATCGAAGACCGCCAAGGACGGCGACATCCGACTGCTGGTCAACCACGACGGTGTGCCCCTGGCGCGGTCGAAAGGCGGCGTCGGGACGATGACCGTCGCCAGCGACGACATCGGCCTGCGCATCGAAGCTCCACTCGATCCCGCCAACCCGCGAGCGGCCGAGGTCATCTCGGCGATGAACCGTGGCGACATAGACGCCATGAGCTTCGGCTTCAACGTCGTCGGCGGGCGCGAGTCGTGGGACGGCGATCTCCGCCGCATCGACGAGTTCCGTGCCGTAGACGTGTCGATCGTGACCTACCCGGCAAACCCGGCGACGGTCGTGAAGATGAGGGCGGAGACGCCCTCGACCGAGTCGCCCGAGGGTGCTCGGAGCCTGGACCTGGCGAAGCGCCAGGCGCAGGCAGACAAGTCCCGCCGTCACTGAGCGGCACCACCAGCCACGCCGGCCATAGCGCCGCGACCATCCGCCGGAGCCACACCTGTGGGCCACCACGGTCGACGCACGCAACGCCACGAGGCCACCCCAACCATTCAAACGCACCCCTGGAGGTTGCACATGTTGGAGCAGATCCGCTCCCTGATCGCGGCCGCTCTCACCGAGCGTGACGCCGCACAGGACGCCCTCGACGCCATCATCGCGTCGGCGGAGTCCGAGAACCGGTCCGAGTTGTCGGCCGACGAGGTCACCCGTTTCGACGCCGCACGCGCCGAGCTCCGTTCGATCGACGAGCGCATCGAGGGCCTCCAGGCCCGCGAGGCGGACCTCGTCGAGGTCGAGGACCGGCGTGTCGCCGCCCAGGCCGCACGCTCCGAGGTCGGCATCCCCGCCGTGACCGTCACGCGCGAGGAGCGCACCTACCGCCCCGACGGCGACCACGACTTCTTCCGTGACGCCATGCGGGCGCGGTTCGACCACGACGCCGACGCGACGGGTCGACTCAGCCGTGCCCGTGATGAGGCGCTGGCGGAGTACCGGTCCACGACTGGCAACTTCGGCGGACTCGTCGTCCCGCAGTACCTCACGTCGCAGTTCGCATCGGTGCTCGTCTCGGGTCGCCCGTTCCTCTCAAACGTGACCCAGGTGGCGCTGCCCGCCGACGGCATGAACCTGACCATCCCGCGTGGAGCGACCGGCACGTCCGTCGCAGCGCAGGAGACGCAGAACACCGCCGTGGCGAACCAGACCTACACCACGTCGGACCTCGTCGTTCCCGTGCGGACCTTCGCCGGCCAGCAGGTCGTGTCCCGTCAGAGCATCGACCGTGGCACCGGCATCGCTGACATCCTGCTCGGTGACCTCTACCAGCAGTACGCCACGAAGACCAACGTCTCGGCCATCGGCGGCGATGGCTCCGGCGGAGGCCACTACGGCGTCCTGAACACGACCTCGGTGCAGACCGCGGCGTGGACCGGCACGACCGGTGCATCCCTGGTGGCGTCGCTGCACAACGCCCTCGGCAAGGTCAACACGTCCCGGTTCGCTGCGGCGGACCTGATCGTGATGCACCCTCGCCGCTGGGCCTGGCTGTGCGCTCAGTCCGACACCGCCGGGCGGCCGCTGGTGCAGATCGACGGTCCCGGCTTCAACGCCCAGGGCAACGGCGACGCCGCAGGCTACGGCCGCGTCGGATCCGTGGCGGGCGTGTCGGTCGTGACCGACGCCGGCGTGCCGATCAACCTCGGCGCATCCACCGACGAGGACCGCATCATCGTCACCCGTCGGGCCGACAACCTCTTCATGGAGGACGCGGGCGCTCCCGTCGGCCTCCAGCTCGAGGAGGTCCTGGCGGACCAGCTGTCGGTGCGCATGGTGGCCTTCGGCTACTCGGCGTTCACCGCCGGTCGCTACCCCGTGGCGTCCTGCGTCCTGCAGGGCACCGGGTTCAAGCAGGTGCTCACCTGAGCACTGCCGATGTGGCCCGGGCAGAGATGCCCGGGCCACTCCACATACAGGAGGGTCAATGGGTCAGGGTCACCCAGGACGCGTTCTCATGGCGTTTCCGTCGACGGGTCACGACATCTCGACACGCTTCCTGCGCTCCTACGTCGAGATGGACGTCTACGACAGGGAGCGTGCGGTACAGGCGTGGGAGGCGATGGGAGCGCCGGAATCACCGACGCCGATAGATCTCCGCATCCTGCACAACTACGTCGCCATCGAGGCGTCGACGAACCTCGCGAAGGCCCGCAATCGGCTGGTGCAGGAGTTCCTCGATACCCATACCGATTGCGACTGGCTGTGGTTCTGCGACACCGACATGGTGTTCAGTCCCGACACGCTGCACCGACTGGTCGCGAGGGCCATCCAGTGTGAGGTGAAGATCCTCGGCGCACTGTGCGTACTGGTCACCGCCGACGGTGCCATCCCGACGATGTTCATTCCCGACGACGACTCGGTCACCAGGGTCATGCTCGACTACGTCGAGGATCAGGTCGCTGAGGTCGCAGCGACGGGCACCGGATGCCTGTTGGTGCATCGTGACGTACTGGTCGACATGCACTCGGCGGCGGGCGGGTCACCCAACGCATGGTTCGGCTTCGACATCCATCACACCTCGACCGGTGAGTGGATGATGGGTGAGGACATCTCGTTCTGCCTCAGGGCTCGCGACGTGGGCCACAGCACCCACGTCGACACGACGCTGCACGTCGGCCACCACAAGGGACCGAAGGTCTGGTGGCCCGAGGACGCTCGCACTCACCCGGTCACCCCGGACTACTTCGAGACAACCTCAGCGTGATCGGACCCGACGCCGGCCGCTACCTCATCGCCGGCCAAGGTCGCCCGGTCGTTCGCCCGTTCCACCTCCGCTGGTTGGCACCGAGGCTGTGCCACGACGACATGCGCCGCTGGTGGGCACTGTGGGGGGCCTCCTGGGTGGTCGCAGCACTGGGCGCCTTCTGGTGGGGCCACGGTGAGGGCCTCGATGCGAGTCACGCTGCGGCGCTGGCGGTGATGCTGCTGGCGCTGCCCGGAGTGCTCGGACCGGCCGGTTCTCACCCGGTCGGTGCGGACCTTCCGTCCTTGGCGCTCAGCCTCGTCGCTGCCGGTGCGTTCAGCGCCGGATGGTGGCCGATCGCCATTGTCGCACTCATCGTCGCCACCGGGTTCAAGGAGACGGCACCGCCCGTCGTGGCGCTGTGGTGCTGGTCGCCGTTGCCACTGGTCGGACTGGTCGTCGTGGTGCTCACAGCACTCATCCGCCATCCAGGCATGGATCCGGTGACGGCACAGAATCCAGTCCTACGCCACGTCCATGACCACCCGATTCGCTCGGCGATGGAGCACCACCGAGGTCGGTGGCGTGATGCATGGCTGATGGTGGCGCCATGGGGGGTGACGCTCGCAGCGCTGCTCGATCCGTCGCCAGCGCTGATAGTGGCGCTCATCATCGCCTACGCACAGTTGCTGGTCGCGACCGACAGCGTCCGGCTGTACCAACCCGTTGCCGGGCCACTCATGGCGCTCGGTGCTGTCACGGTCATCCCCGACAGGTGGCTGTTGCTCGCTGTCGTCGTCCACGTCGTGTGGTGGAGGCGACCGGAGGTCGTGTGATGCATCCAGAGGCGATGGAGTGGGTGCAGCGTTGGGCGCCGGGAGGACCGGTGGACGCCCTCGACATCGGTGGTCGCAACATCAACGGGTCACCCGTTTCGGTGTTCCACCCGGACTCGACGTGGACGGTTGTCGATCTCTACCCCGGCGACGGTGTCACCTGGGTAGGCGACTTCCTCGCCTACGACCCGCATACTGGACCGTTCGACGTGATATGCCATCTCGAGGTCGCAGAGCACGCACCTGACTGGCGACTGCATCTCGGATACGCCCGAGACCTCCTCGAAGTCGACGGCGTTCTGATCTTCACCGCTGCCGGTCCAGGTCGGGCACCGCACTCGGCGCTCGACGGTGGCGGGATGCGCGAAGGCGAGCACTACGAGAACGTCGATCCGACGGTGCTCGCACAGACACTCGACCGATCGTTCAGCCGGCATGTGGTCGACGTGGCCGGTACTGATGTTCGAGCTGTGGCATGGAGGTGACATCGTGACGATCACGAACGGGTACCTCCTGTCGGAGGAAGCGGTCGCCTACGTCGGCCAGTCCATCTCGGCGTCGACGGACTTCATCGACGATTGCGTCACCGCTGCATCGAGGCTCATCGACAACTACACCGGTCGCCGCTTCTACCTCGACGCCTCTCCGTCGGCCCGCACCTACGACGCTGTCGGTGGCACCGACCTCGACATCGATGACGTGGCGTCGGTGACGACCGTCAAGACCGACGACGGGTCAGGCGCCTGGGCGACCACGATCGCATCCACCGACTACCAGTTGTCGTCGCCGGTGCGAGGGTGGCCGCGGACGCACATCCGACTGCTCGCCGGGACGTTCCCGACGCCGAGCGCAACGACCCGCACTGACCTCATCGAGGTGACCGGCATCTGGGGGTGGGCGACGGTGCCGGCGGAGGTGACCGCAGCATGTCGGCTGGTCGTGGCTGAGCTCGTGAAGCTGCGTGACGCTCCGCTCGGTGTCGCTGGCGGTGCTGACTTCGGTGTCGCCTACACCCGAAACGACATGCCGTCCAGGGCTCGCCAGCTGCTCGACCCGTACCGCCACGTCTCCACGTTCGGGATCGCCTGATGGTTGCAACTCTCGCCGAGGTCCGTGACGCACTGGCCGAGAGGGTCGGTGAGCATCTCGGTGACATCGTCGCCTACGGGTCGCCGGTCGACGCTCCGGTGGTGCCGAGCTTCACCGTGCTGGGGTTCCGACTCATCCGTGATGCGTTCGACGGCGACATGGTCACCATCGACGCTCAGGTGGCATCACGACATGACGACTTCGCCACTCTCGATCGGCTTGTGGATCGTCACGAAACGGTGTCGGTGTGGGCGGCGATCGACGCTGACCGCACCCTCAACGGGACCGTGGACGACTGCACGGTCGTCAGTGTCGGAGAGTACGCACTGCTGAGTTCGGCCGGCGTTCAGTACCTGTCGGCTGACGTGACGATCGAGGTGATGCGCTGATGGGCACGTCATCGTCGCCTCGGGAACTGGAACGCAAGCTGACACTGCTGTCGAGGGCTGTGGACGACACGCAGGTCGAGACGTTGAAGCAGTCGGGAATGGCGGTGAAGGTCGCCGTGCTCGCCAAGGCTCGCCCAGCGACCGGCGGCGATCTGCGCCTGTCGGGCACGAAGAACCGCAAGGTCGGCGTCAACTTCGCTATGCGTGGCAAGCGTGTCTATGTGCGGGCGCTCGGCCCGATGCACTGGCTCGAAGATGGGGTGAAGTCCCACGCTGTCGCGCCGAAGTCTGCGGGTGGGACCAGGGCGGCACGCTCAGCGTTCATCGCCAATGCCTTCGGTCAAGGGCGCCAGTCGCTGTCGTTCGGCAAGGGCCGGATCAAGATGCTGCGCTTCGTCGACGGATCGTTCCGACCGTATGCCCGCAACGCCGGCGGACTGAAGGCGCAGCACGTCTGGTCCGAGGGTGTGCATGCGGCTGAGCCTGTCGTGGCTCGCATCTTCCGGCAGGAGAACGGTCGGGCGATCCGTCGGGTGTTCAACGGTTGACACGGGCGGTCGTCGGCGGCCCTATTGCCACATGGTCGACGGCAGACGTCTACCGCGGGTGGTGCCGAGGACTGGGCGAGATCGGCGTCGAGGTGGTCCGCATGGACCTGTCGGATCGGCTCGCATTCCTGGCCGAGGCCGAGATGCGCGAGGCCGGCGAGACGGTCAAGAAGCTGACGCTCGCCGAGGCCACAAAGCTTGCGACCTTCGACCTGTTGGGCTTCACCTACCGCTACCGCCCAGACGTGGTGATCGTCGTCCACGGAGCGAACCTCTATTGGCCGACGCTCGCCGAGCTGCGCTGCCCGCTGGTGCTGGTGATGACGGAGTCGCCGTACGAGGACGACGGCCAGGCACTCATGGCGCAGGTGGCCGAACCGGACCTCATCCTGTTGAA